AAGTAAGGCAAAACGTGAACATTTTTTAGCAGAATTAGCAAAATTAGATGTAGAGCAAAAGAAAAAAGATTTAATTCCTGTTACTGAGATAAAAAAAAGCAGTTTTGAAATAGGTAGAGCTATAAGAGAGAATCTATCTAATCTTGCTGATCGTTTAGCTAGCCAAGTTGCAGGTGAGACTGATCCACAAATAATACATAAATTGTTAACAGAAGAACATAGGGCTGCATTAGAACAGTTGGTAAAAGTATGAACGCTTGGCAAGAAGGCTTTTTAAAAGGGCTAACACCACAGGAATCATTAACTGTTGATGAATGGGCTTGTAAGTATCGTGTCTTGTCTAGTCGTGGATCTAGTGAACCTGGTAAATACAGAGTAGATAGGACACCTTTTTTACGTGAACCCATGCAAGAGTTATCAACAGAGAGTTCTGTACAAAGGGTTGTAATGATGTTTGCTGTACAGCTTGGGAAAACTGAGACTATGAATAATTGGATTGGATATTGTATAGATCATGCCCCTGCACCTATGCTTATGTGTCAACCAACTTTGCAAATGGCACAAAGGTTAAGCAAACAAAGATTGGAAAGTATGTTACAGGATACACCTTGTCTAGCAGAAAAGATCCCACCACCTAGAAGTAGAGATAGTGGGAATAGTCAATTTGCAAAAATATTCCCTGGTGGCGTATTAATTCTAACTGGTGCTAATAGTGCTAGTTCTTTAAGATCAATGCCAGCTAAATATATTGGATTAGATGAAGTTGACGCATATCCTGGTGATGTTGATGGTGAAGGTGATCCAGTAGCTTTAGCAGAAAAACGTGCTTCCACATTTACCAAAAGGAAAATTTTATTAACTTCTACACCAACAATTAAAGATTTTTCAAGAATAGAAGCTGAATATGAAAATAGTGATCAGAGAAAATATTATGTACCTGCCCCTTGCTGCGGTGCTTTTCAAGTTTTAAAGTTTGATCAGCTTAGATGGAAAGATAAAGACCCTAATACTGTTAAATACGAATGTGAGGTATGTAATAAGCAATTTGATGAAACTGCAAAGACCACAATGTTACGTAAGGGAGAATGGAGGGCAACAAAACCAGAAAATGCAGGTAAAACTGCGGGATTTTGGCTGAATGGGTTAAATAGCCCTTTAGGGTGGTTTTCTTGGGCAGAAATGGTAGATGAATTTTTAAAAGCTAAAGATGATCCTGCTTTAATGCGAACATGGACTAATACAAGAAAA